GTTTAATAAATAAAAAAAATGGAATTATTAGGATTGCTGAGATACTAGAGCGCGCAGGCAGTGATTCAGTTAACGGGCCTTATGCGCAAATTGATGAAAGCAATTTCGGCGATATTATCAATTTAGAAAAATTAAAAAACAAGGTTGGGTTGTTAGATATTACTGATTATAGTTACCCAATACAGGCTGCACTAAAGAGCATTCTTGATGGGGGTAAATATTATCTTCGTGATGCTACAAAGTCTGATAACTGGTAACGATGAGCATTGATGGCATATTGGGTTATGCTAAAAGGATTTCTCACATCAAGCCAACCAATGTTACTTGGTTGGCTTGACTATTATATTAACTGCAACAATGGTGTATTATCGCAAAATGCACGTTTCTCTATAGCTATGTCTTTCTTGGTGTGGCCTTATGTAGACTCACATCAGTGCTGCTTGTAATGGGGGTGGGTGTATGCATGATCATATCGTTGGCCATTCTTACATCCTCCCCACCTGACGCAGGCAGTCTTTACGAAGCTTGGCAATACGGGCAACCTCAACCGCACTAACAGCTATGCCAAACATTGCTGAATACACCGTGGCAGCCCTTCGCCACATACCCTTTTCCTCAAATTCCTTCGCTTTCTGTTCAGCAGCCTGCATTCGAACTGGATTGCTTTATTCCACCATACACGGAAGGACAACGTCTGGAATATCCGCGTACGGTATCGCCCTGTATATGTACTGTACGCTTTCACGCGAGTGAATGATTACGCCTTCGTCAGTTATTTTGCGCTGCAGCCTGCCGGCTGTCCCACCAAGCCATGTCCAGCGCTTCGGAAACATCGCCAACGGCGCAGTTGGGTTTATAGCGCACAAACACCGCCACCTGCTCTTTTGGGTTAATATTTTTGTCATTGGTCAATACACGATTACTTGGTTAAACCTGCCGCTTTCCGGCGTTGATACTCTACAATCAATGTTTCTGCCGGGGTTGGGCCGCGACCTTGCGGTGGGGCAGCCAGTGCTCGGCGTATTGGTGGGATAGGTTTTCCATCAAGAACGCGCTTTTCCCATATACCCAGTATATCTCTAGCCTCATGCTCAAGCTCTTTGTGGCTCAGTTGGCCATCTGTTCCGCGGCGCCGCAGCTCCAGACAGATGTGATAAAAAACCGGCTTAGGCCATGGATACTGCTCACTACTCGGGTAGCGGAACACGAGCTTGCGCCACTTCCAGTATTCTGCCATCACGTCAGCGGTAGTGATCCCCAGCACACAGAGCCCTTCATTGCACCACTTGATGAACTGGCCTGGCGATGGCAAGAATGGACGCTCCTGACGACGAACCATGCGCATGCCGGCTTCGACCTGTTCCAGAGTGGTGATCCCGTTTTCTTTGAAGGCCAGCACCCACTGACGGCGGATCTCGTTCACGTCCTCCTGGCTGCGATTAACCAGGCTTGCCGGGAACGCGGCCGCCAGCTGTACGAATAGCCCGTTGATTATCTGCGCCACCTGCTGCGTTTGTTCGCGCTCGGTGTACTGCTCAGGCATGCTGTGCGCCACGCGGCGAGCCTGTTCCCGGTCAAAATTGTGAATGCTCTCGGCAAGGTTTTTCATTCCAGCACCCCGTCAATCCAGTCGGTGTTATGCAGGTCGATACCGCCCCGGGAAGGTTTTACCGCTCCGATTGCGCGCATCCGTTTGGTGGTGAGCTGATCCCACTGTTTGCGAAGACTCGAGGGACTCAGGATGTTGTCTTTCCAGAACTCATCCCGGTTGGCCCACTGGAACAGGTCACAGATTTCGTAGTGAGTACGCTTGTCCTGGACACGCATCAGCCTGATGGTGTTTGCCCATTCAGCCCAGTTTGGCTCAGATAGCGATGCGTTGACTGTGAGAAGCCTGTCGTAAATCCAGCGTGCTGCCTTGAGGTCGTCAGAGGATCCCCATGATTTACCTGCTGGGGTGTATATCCCGGCGGCAGCTTCTGGATGGCGTGAGAGAAACTTTTGAGTTTTCTGGTTTCGGGATTCGTCAGAATTCCGAGACGAGGATATTTTAATATTGTTCTTGTTATAGTCTTGGGTGTCTACCGTTTCCGGGAAGGTTTTTCCCGTTTTCGGTAACACTTTTCCCGATTTCGGGAAGGTTTTTCCCGTTTTCGGTTTGTCTAAAATCCAGGCAGAAAGGTCAGTATTTATACCGACGATTTTCATCACGCCCTGCTTCTGACTGAAGATAATTTTGCGTTCTGCGAGCGATTTGAGCGCATCAGAGACATGCGAATCACTCAGCCCTGTAAGCTCAGCGATCACCGTGTTCGTAACGCGGTCTTGTTTCTTGTTCCAGCCGTAGGTAAGCCAGATCACCGCCTCAAAACACTGCCACTCCCGGCCTGACATTTTCAGACGAGGCTTGAGCTGCTGGATCTCGTTAGCGACCTTGGTATACCCGTTCGACAGGTCGGCCATACGACCTCCCGGTTGTTCGGTTTTGTGGGGGAAATTGATAATTTCAGCTGTGTTTGACATACTTAGCTCCGCAATTACACTCCGTTTTTGCACCTGAAAGCCGTTGGTGTTCGAGCACCGCGGCTTTCGCCTTTTCTGAAGTCTTCACATTGCCCCCAGCATGGTTGTGACCATCGCCAGCAGCGGCGCCGTAAGGTCCGGATCGATCCTGAACATTTCGAAAATCCCCTCGCCTAACTCCTTCAGTTTTTCCTTCTTCGGTGCATCGAGCATCAGAGCTTGCTTCGCCTCACTCACCTCTTTTTCCAACCTGGCCATGCGGTAGGCAAACGAGTCGTTTTTAACGACACGGTCGCGGTATCGAAGCGGTAAGACAGACATGATCGCGGGCACGAGTTGTTCGACGTTCTTTCGGTACGAAGCGGAGTCTTCTTTGTTGTCGAGCCAGCGGAACAGCTTTACGTTCCAGACATCGGCCTGGCCTGAGAAATCCACACCATCAAGTTGAAG